CTCCCAGTGGCGCAGCTCCCACCACAGCTCGTCCTCCACGATGCGCTGCTCCAGGCTGGATTTGCCCTGCTTGTAGCGGGTCAGCGTCTCCGCCGCCCTGGCGATCTCCTTCCTGCCAATTGGCTGCGCCGCCGGCGGCGTGGCCAGCAAGGCCGCCTGGGCCTCCGGGGGCGGCAGCTCGCCGGTCTCCAGGGGCGCTTGTCTGAAAAAGGCCATGGTCAAAACCTCCGGTAATAGTCGTACTTGTCGGTTCGGTTCTCGTCTGTGTCCAGCGGGCTCCAGGGCTTCCCCGCAGGCTGTACCCGCCTGGGCGGTGCGATGGGGTTCGCCATGCAGACGTACCGCAGCTCGTCGTAGATGTGGTCCTCGCCGCCGGTGTCCACGTCCTCCACGTTCTGCTCGTCGTATACCAGGCCGGGGAGCGTCCGGATGAAGTGCTTACAGGTGGAGAACACATAGAGCATCGGGACACCGGCCGCATCGAAGGCCAGGCGGTGATGGAGCTGCATCTTTCCGTCGATCCTGGCGTTGTCGCCCCGCTCGAAACAGACGCGCCCGCGCTCGAAGAGCGCGCCGATGCTCTCGGTCCCGTCGCTGCCCCAGATGGCCGGGTCTCCCACCCGGTGAATGGTCCTTCCCCGCAGGTTCGGGTCGTCCGCCTCGATGCTTCGGATACGCCGGGCCACCTCGGAGGGCTCCAGCCTCACGCCCTGGTTGGGCGTCCCCGTGCAGCCGTAATACTCTCGGATGCGGTAGAGCCGCCGCTGCCGGTCCGCCGCGTACCAGCCCACGGAAAAGGGCCTGGAATAGCCCCAGTCCATGGCGCACCACACAGCCCAGTCCGCCGGGATCGGGAACGGGTCGATCACATGGGTGTGCATCCGGTCCTGGTAATGCCCGGGATCGTTGCGCCACTCGGTGAACACCTGCCCGGAGAAGCTGTCCCAGCTGCCATAGAGCAGGGCATTGCGCTCCGCCTCCGGCATGGAGGCCAGGTTCGTCACATAGTCCGGGCTGTTGCCAAGCAGTGCGGGATTGTCAAAGACCGACGCCGGCACAAAGATGCGGCTCCTGCGCCGTGTTTCCGTCCGCCCGTCGGGGTATACGATCTCCGCGTCCTCCCACACCGTGGTCATGGGCGGCGCGGCGGTGAGAAAGCGTTCCTTGACCCACCCGTGGCCCACGCCGCCGGGGTTGGCCGTGGAGCGGATGTAGCAGCGCGTGCCGGGACCGTTGGCGCGGTTGCGGGAAAATAGATAGCTGTATTCTTCGCAGGTAAAATGCGTCAGCTCGTCGAAGCCGATGAAGTCGTAGGCCTGCCCCTGGTACTGCACCTTGTCCTGCACGCGGTTCATGGACCCGAAGCGGATCTTCGCCCCGCTGGGGAACGTCCAGACATGCTTGCTGTCGTTGTACCTGGCCCCGGGAAACGCCCTGGGGTAGTAGCGCAGGCTCTTTTCGATCAGCTCCGAGAGCTGCGGGAAGGTCTTGCGCAGCAGCAGCGCCTTGTAGTGGGGGATATGCACCTGCCGCAGCGCCTCGCAGATCAGCGCGTCAGATTTCCCCCCGCCGGCGGCCCCGCCGTAAAGGGCCTCGTCCTCCGGCCGGCTCATAAATGCCGCCTGCTTTGGCTGCGGCGTCCAAACAACGGCGCCGCAGGGTCCGCCTGGCCTCGTTTCCGCCTGCGGCGAAAGCTGCGCCCGCGCCCTTGCTCCGTCTCTCCCCGCGCGGCCCGCTCCGCCGGGTTCGCGTTGGGACTCCTTTTCAGCCATCGCCCGTCACCTCCGGCAGCACCACCACACCGTACTCGCTGCCCTCGGCCTGTCCGCTCTCTCTCGGCTTGTCCCGCCATTTATCCGGCCTGCGGTTTTTCAGCCAAAAGATTTGGGCAGTCGTATCGCCGCCCAGGGCGTTGTTCAACAGGGCATTTTCCACCTCGTAATCCACAATTTCCTTGCCCTTTTTTAGGGCCGCCGAAATCGCCGGGAATTTATCTTTCCAAATGCGAAAAGTGGAGTATGCGACTCTCATGTTGTGGGCAATCTGTTCATCCGTCAGTCCGTCCCTTGCCCATCCTTGCAGCAGCGTCAGAGCGTCCCCGGTCAGCCAATATTCAAATTTCCCGCGGGCCATCGCTTGCCTCCTGTCCCTCCAAATGAAAAGCGCCGTCGGCGCCTGAGAAATCTCAGACACAAACGGCTCTTAGCTCAAAGGCTCTTGGCTCTAAGGCTGTTCACTTTTGCTGGAAACACGTTGATCTCCATATCATGCCTGCACGCCTTGCATCGAAGCACCAGATGCTCAATCCGCGTATCAGGCTGTATCGGGAAGATCGCCTTCCCACAGTATGGGCAGTGATACCAGTTTTCTTTCCTGCGCCTGTCCGTCAGCCTCGCGGCCATGCCGCCACCCCTCCGTCGAATCCTCATGGTTCCGGGCGTGGGGCTTGCACCCACTGTACGGCCAAACTTTTCATCGTTTTCCGCAGCCCGAAATATCGTTCCCTCCTTTTTTCGGCGGCCGGGTATTTCTGCCCCCGGCCCAGGCAGCTGAAGAGAGGAGGCTTGAGCCGGAGCAAAGGGGGGAAACTCCGGCCCAAGTCCAGTATAGCATACATCCGTTCGTAAATATATATAGCGCACACAGTGAACTCAGCCGCCTGGCGCTCTTCCTGCCTGGCTCCTTTTCACCGGCGGCCTCCAGCCTGTCTTCCGGAAAACCTCGCCAATCGCATCCCGGATATTCTGCTCCGCCATATCCATGATCTCCGCCATCCCCTTCACCGTATCGTCCTCCCAATACTCCCACTGCGCGATCAGCGACCACCGGAAGGAGCCGGGCCTGAATGGATTTCCAACCGGCGTCCCGTCCGGCCAACAGGCACGTGGGTCCATATTTATGTCGCCTCCTCAGAAAAGTCGATTGTCCGGAACGTAATCATTCATGACATGTTACGCTCCCTTCCAGCCGCGCCATCGCCATTTCACAATACTCCGGGTTGATTTCGATGCCCACGAAGCTGCGCCGCAGGCGCGCGGCCACCACGCCGGTCGTCCCACTCCCGGCAAACGGGTCCAGAACCGTCCCGCCCGCCGGGCAACCGGCCAGGATGCAAAGCTCTGCCAGGCGCTCCGGGAATACGGCGAAATGTGCACCCGGAAAGCCTCTTGTGGGGATGCTCCACACGTCTCTTCTGTTTCGCAGCCTCTCCCCGCGCGGCTGTGCTGCCGGTTCGGCAATCGCCGCCGCATGGAAGGAATACCGCTCTGATCTGGAAAGCAGGAATACGTATTCGTGGCTCTTTGTACAGCGGTCCTTTACGCTCTCCGGCATTGCGTTCGGCTTTTGCCAGATAATGTCCTGCCGCAGATACCACCCATCTGCCCGCAGCGCAAAGGCCAGCATCCACGGCACGCCGACAAGATCCTTGGTCTTGCACCCGGTCGGATTTCCCAGTCTCCCGACACTGTTTTGCGCCTCCGCTCTGTTGGCGCCGACGCCTGGATTCCGGGATTGCCTGCGTTCCGCCCTTGTCCCTGTCGCATAGCAATCCCCCATATTCACCCACAGCGTCCCGTCCTGGCGCAGCACCGGCCGCACTTCCCGGAATACAGCCACCAATCTGCCTGTGTATTCCTCCAGTGACGCCTCTTTGCCGATCTGCCCCTTTACTCCATAGTCCCGCAGGCCGTAATAGGGCGGAGAGGTCACGCAGGTGTGGACGCTCTCCGCCTCCATCGCCCGCAGCTGCTCCAGCGCGTCGCCGCATAGAATCTTCGCTGCCGCTCCTTTCATGGCGCTTTTATTTCCTCCATGCAGATATAAATTCCCGGCACAGCCGCCCAGAACTTTTCGCAGATCTCCGACGCCACCTGAGCGTCATCCTTCCAGAAGTGCGCCGCAGTCATGCAGTCCCTGAGCAGCTTCTGGAGGTTGTCCGTGTCCGGTTTCGTGATGCGGTACTCACCGTCCACATGGCCGCCACAGAGGGGAAAGCACCACTTGACCACCAGCCGAACGGCCCCACGCAGGGGCTGGGGCGGTTTGTTGCTGGCCAGATGGGCTGTCAGCTTCGCCCGGGCGGCCTGGACCTCCGGCGGGTCGTAGAACACGGGTTTGCCCTTCACCACCCGCACCTGCTTTTCCTGGTGCGTCGCCGTGGGCGGCATCATGGGCAGAAAAAATTCAAGTTGCACAGCCAGAACCACCCCATGTGCCTGATTCCCTGTCGTAGCGGATATAGCCCCAAGCAGCCAACTTCGACACGAGAAAACTCACCAAATCCGGCTGCGTCATAACCCATGCAAGGACCTCGTCGTGTTCCAGCTGGTATTTGCAGCCCGGCTGCGTCTTCCGCAAACCGCCTGGCATCTGACAGGCGACAGCCAACCGTTTATCTTGTGATTTTGCCATTCACTTCACCTCGCTAAAGTCCGCGCATCTTCACTCGCGCGCCAAGTGGTATGCGGTCAAAATCAGGGGTGGTCAAAAAACACACACTATGTGTGTTTTTTGACCCCTGTTTTTTGACCCCACCAGGGTCAGTTTTTCAGAGGTCAATTTGAGGGGTTTTGACTTTTTGACCCCAAGATTGCTCACTGTTTCCATCGGGGTCAATTTTCAAAAATGTCGTTTTTGACCCTTCTGACCCCGTCCTTGTTTCGGTCGAAATCAGGGTGCTCATCCACCCAGCTGCGGATTGTATTTTTGCTTTTCCCCGCATACTCCATCAGCTGCACAATACTGACGCAGCCATTGTCGTCCATGTCGCAGGCGGCGAATGCGGCCTCCAGCGCATCCAGGCGTTCTTTGCGCCGGTCCTTGGGCTTTTCCGCGGGCTTCTGCCGCTGCCAGGCCGGTGCCTCCTTGTTCGGGTCGATGTCGGCCAGAACGCCGCTCTCGTCCACGCGGTGCACCGGGTAGTCGAACCACAGGTTGATGGGCGGGAACTTGGGGAACTCCCGCAGGGTCCCCTCGATGCGCCACGCGCTCAGGCACTCCGCGGCCTGCCGCGCAGTGTTCACAACCGGGAGCAGGTCATTGTATTCCTCCGCACATAAAGCCGCCTCACAGGCCGCCAGGGCCGCGCTCTCGCTGCAAAGGTCATCCTGTCCGACCTCGCCCAGTTTTCCGAGCCGGCGCAGATAGTCCGCGCAGGCCCTGCCCACAGCGTTCCCGACCTGCTGCTTTCGCAGCGCCTCGCCCACCGGCAGCTCGATGAGGTCCAGCAGGGCGTCCGGGTCCCGGGCGAACACGCCCGAGCCGCTGGCGCGGTCCATGGAGCGCTTGGCCCCCTGGCTGCCCTTGGAGTGGTGGTGGCAGTAGATCACCGCGCAGCCCAGCTCCGTGCAGACCTTGTCGAACTGGTTGCAGAACTTTGCCATCTGGTCGGCGCTGTTCTCGTCGCCGGTGATGACCTTGTAGATGGGGTCGATGATAATGGCGATGTAGTTCTTCTTCAGCGCCCGCCGGATGAGCTTGGGGGCCAGCTTGTCCATGGGGATGGAGTGTCCGCGGAGATTCCAGATGTCCACGCTGTGGCGGCTGGGCGCGCCCATGGCCTGCCGCACGTCCCGGAAACGGTGGAGGCAGCTGGCCCGGTCCAGCTCCAGGTTGACGTACATCACCCGCCCCCGGGCGCAGGGAAACCCCAGCCACGGCAGTCCCTCGGCGATGCAGATGGCCAGCTCGATGAGCGCGTAGCTCTTGCCCGCCTTGCTGGGCCCGGCCAGCAGCAGCTTGTGCCCCTGGCGGAGGACGTTCCCGATCAGCGCCGGGGCCAGCGCCGGAAGGTCCGTCTGGAGCTCCTCCTCCGGGTCGGGGAGGTCGTCGGTGACGCTCTCCATCCATTCCTGCCATTCGTTCCAGCCGGCCTTGCCCAGGTTTGTGTCGATGAGGAACTGCCTGTTCCCCTTCCGGGTGACGCCAGGCATCCGGCTCAGGCGGGAGGGGTTGCGGTTCTGCCGGTCGATCTCCAGCCCGTTTTTCTGGCAGACGGCGTAGAGGTAATCCACCCGTTTGCGGTACTCCTCATAGCTGCCCGCCTCGACGCGCACGATGGCGTGGAGGCTCTTGCCGCCGGAGTGGACCAGCGCCGCCACGGGCAGCTCCAACTCCCGGATGATGGCGTTCTGCTTCTCGATGGAGAGGGTGTCGGACTCCACCAGGGCGTAGCGGAACTCGGTGACGTTCTCGTTCCTGATGCCCCGGCCGTCCAGGGGGTTGAAGCGGATCCACGCGCCGGCGGCGGGGTCGTAGTCGCCCAGGACCTTGCCCACGTCGCCGCCGCAGCGGCCCAGCTCCTGGATGAGCTGCCCGGCGGTCCGGTCCCAGCAGCCCTTGGTGGGCAGGTACCTGCCGTCCTTTTCATAGCTGCGGGTCACATAGCCCACATTGTCGTCGGCGTCGAAGAGGGCGCCCAGGTACTTCGCCAGCTGCTCGGCCGGCTGCCAGTCCGCCGGCTCCGCGATCTCTTGCTCCTCGATCCAGTTGCGGTCCACCAGCACGCCGGGGTCCTTCTCGTCGATGTCTATTACGTCGTCCCAGCCCAATATCCGCCCGCCGTGTCGCACCGGCTGCCAGCCTCTGGAACGCGCCATCGATACGATGGTGCCCGCTGTGACCGGCTTCTCGCTGCCGAGGAAGCCGTCCCATTTTTTCTCACATTCGCCCGCGTGGTACCGCCGGGCATCCCGGCGGCTCCACGCATCCCAGTCACAGGCGGTACATCCCGCCTCTTTCAGCGCCATCCCGACGGAGAGCCAGTCCTGATAATCCAGCCCCGCCGGGTCTATGTAGTCCAGCGCCTCTCTCAGGTCTTGGTCCGTCATGTGTTACGCTCCTTGATATTCCGCCGGCACGATGCCCGCGGGAATGCGCCAGCCGTTGGCGGCGATCCGGTCGATCATGCGCTTGGCCGTGTCAAACTGCCACTGGCCAACGTGCAGAAAGCCTTTGTTCTCCAAAAACCGTATTTGCTTGGGTGTCGTCATGCCCTCGGCCCGCCGCTTCGCCAGCCGGTCCAGCAGCAGCGAGGCTTTGCCGGCGCTCTCGATCTCGTCCGGCAGGATGCCGAACTTTTCCAGCGCCGCCTTCTGCTTGTCCGAGGGCGGGCCCATCTCATAGCCGAAGGACGGGACGTAGCCGCTCAGGTCCTGGGCCAGGATGCTCATCTCGAATTGCAGCGGGTCCACCAGCTTGCGCTTCCGGCTGCGCATTTCGGACAGCTGCTTGGCCAGGGCCTCCTCCCGCTGGGCCACCACGTCCTCGCTGGCCCGCTTCTCCGCCTCCTCCAGGTCCATGGGACACCCGGCGGCGGCCTCCAGGTTCTCGGTCATGCGCCGGGCCACCTCGCCGCTCTCGCAGATGCAGCTGGCCCGGGGGGCCAACTCGTCGCGCCCGGAGTG